GGACATTCTTACCATGCACATACATGATGGCAAATGCCTGTTGCCAATTAGCCGTTCCCTTGGTGTATGCGGCCTGTTTGAAGTCCATAAGGTTTCCTACCTCAACCCCATGCAAAACACGCCCCAAACGGCCTCCTATGGCTTCTGAGAAGGATGTGCGGCCTGCTCTGTGGGTATGGCCAGAGATGATGTTAGTGCCTGTACGCCTAGCCGCTTCCATTGCGCTTAGACCGCCTTGTGACTTAATAGGGGTATGGTCGCCATGCACTGCAACCCAGTTAGGTGCTAGCACCATAGGCTTCTTGTGGAAAGTAATCCCAAGCTCATCAAACTTCATAAACTTCTCAAAGCGAAGCTCTGGTAATGACAAGAATGATGGAATCTTCTTCATAATGATGTTGTAAATTCGATCCGTATGATTTGATCTTATGCAATCACTGACCCCCAGCTCCCACAAAAGTTCAACACAGCGATCACGATCATCGCCCAGAGTCTGCTCATAGGCTAAAGGTGTGCCATCTGACCACTTGCTTATTGTTTGGAAATCAATCTCATCGCCAATAGTGACGGTTTGATCTGGCTTGAAGGTTTGTAAGAACTTGGCAATGTTGCGTGTTACATGAACATCCTCAAAAGGTACTTGAAGATCAGACAGTATAACTATTCGCTTAATCGTCATCCTCATCTTCGTAATCGCCGAACCTTTCTGGATCGACTGGAGATGGCAAGATCCACGCAGGATAAGCTGTTGGCTCAATGATGATTGCTAATGCTAAATCAACATCCATGCCTGCTCTACGCAATGCTCTATACATTTCTTGGAGGCTAATAGCCCAAGCATCAAGAGCTGTGTAAGTGTCTAGGTCTATAACCTTTTTTCTTGCCATAGGATAATTGTCACTTCTCTAAGATACGAAGGATAGTTTCGACACGCGCTTCAAGTAAGTTAATCTGGTCGCGCATTGATGAGCCACTATTTGGCTTTAGCTCTTGAAGATAGTGCTTTACTAGCCATCGCACCGAGCCAATAAATGAACCAATAACGGTCGTGGCAGCAACAGCAAGAACCGCCATGTCCTGCGCAATCATTATCGTTTAGGTGAGGCATAACCAAAGACGCCAGATAGAACTGACCACAAGATTGCTCTGTAGTCTGCATCAAAATTAGTTGCTGACCATGCTGCAAGGAAGGCTCCAGCTGCAAGGATGATTGGATTCTTTAGGTTCATAGTTTTCCGCCTAACATAGGTATTTGATAAAATTCACCGCGTAAGTCAGCTTCTTTCTTAAAGCTGAAATGAGCGTGGTGAGTGTGTTTGTTAGCCCCTGTTGTGTACTTGCGCCACTTCCACCTAAGAATAGGGGAGCAGATTTGCCCGTCAAAAATAATGTAAGCGATACGCTTTTCAGATCCCTTTTTACAGGCTGCACGAATTTGATCAACAAGGTCGGGCATGAGGTCGGGCTTGGCCTTTCCGGATAAGTCACGATCGATGTCGATGGCGCGTACCCAGCCTTGCTCATCTGGATTATGATCAGACTTACGAGCACCATGTCTGGTATCACCGATCCAACCATCCGATGTGCGGTCACGATCGCTGAAGGCATCATCGAACTGCTCACGAAGCTGCACTCCTGCTTTAGACAGTCTTGGCTGCTTCATTGGCCTTTAGTTCATCATAAGTAGATTTAAGCATTGAGGTAAATTCCCCATTGCCTCTGTCAATGATGGCGTGTGTTTGTACGCCCTCTAAAGTTTCAATTTCAATAAAAGTAACATTTTCCATTTTATAACTCCGCATTAAAGGCGATGTAACCCGCCGTTGAATTGTTTGCTCTAAAAATAGTAGCATCTCCAGCAGCATTAAACGCACCTGTTGCAAAAAACGCTAATAATGCAGTTGAGTTTCCATTATACTGAATTGTCAATGATGAAGGTGCGGTTACTGCGGCATCCGTATTGTTGCTCGCGCCAACATTTGAATAGTCTAAACTAGATGGGTTTATACGCATTCGAACTGGAAAATTTATTAACATTCTTGCTTGGTCTACAGACACGACTTGACCTAAACTAAATGCCCCATAAGTTGTTCCTGGATTATTGCGGTAGTAATACCTTTGACATAATGCTAGTTCACCTTGAATCGAACCACTTGCAGTTTCAAAGGCTGTAGCAGTCGATCCTGCTTCAACCTGTACACCCCAGATGTCAAAAGTGTTTGATTGAATGCCGAGTGAACCATTACGAGAATTGAAAGTAGTGCCAGAGGATACCCAGAGATTTATAGCACTAGATGAAGTGTTTGCTGTTGTTCCTACAGTTTTTCCTGCAATCGAAGGTACTGCTACAGTTAAAGAATAACGAGCCCAAGAAGTTGAAAGAGTTACCTGACCAGCATAAGTTTGAGTAGTAGAAGAAGGAGAACCCCCAGAGCCAAAGTATTGCTCTACTTCTCCTGCAATTTTAGGTGTTCCCGTTGCAGCTTTAGCCCAAAAAGAGATAGTAACTGTCTGACCAGCGATTGATCTAACATCTTCAATAAATTGTTCAAAAAGAGTAAAAACGCCAGCAGCGCTTTGACCAGTTGTAACACATCTTAAAAAGTTTCTTGCCTCATAACCAGCAACAGGCGCGGCTCCTGCTGTAAAAGTTTGCGCTGAAAAAGTAGCAGTACCACTAGAGCCATCTGTAACATTTTGCCAACGATCAAAACCATAACCTGTTGCAGTAGATGATGAGAAATTTCTTTGATTCACAAAAAAGTCACCGTTGATCAACCTGTTTTTGCCAGCATAGAAGTTATTGGTCTGGCCGATAAGGTTGATTGTGCCATTGGTCGAATTGATGTCATCGGCCGAAAAGACATCACCATTGGCATAGGTGGTTTTGGCTGGTAATCCTACTGGCATGATTGTTTCTCCATAGTCCTATTCTAGTACATCACATCAAGTAATGGCTCTTGCGTGGTCAAAACTGTAACCCAAGTATTAGGGGTGATGCTGTGGCTAATCCCCTGACATTGAAGCTTCTTCACAATGGTTGTGCCTGACACATTCACATTCGTAATCTCCATTGTGTCAAAGTAATCAAGATCCAAAGCTGCTGCCACTCCTGCTCCATAGCCCAAAGTTACAAGATCCAGAGTAATTGACTCAATACGGATAGTTGTATCTTTACGGGTAGTGACATAGGCAGTTGCAAGGGCTAGGGCATTGGCATCTGTCTGCATCAACATTTGGTCTGCTGTAATTGAGTGCAAAAAGTATTGCGCCACAGAAGTAGCATCTGAGAAAGTCTGTGCTGTGCCACCTATGCGAGTGACTGTAGCCTGATTGACAATGGTCTTGTCATCATGGGCAAAGACGATGCCTGCATAGTTAATGTCTGTAGATCCGACAGCATTGGAAAATTCAGTAGGTGTAGCAGCTTGAGCATCATAGACAAACTGGCGATTCTTAAAGACTGCGTTGCCTGCCTTGTCTACATAGAAAGCGCCCTGCTCTGTAAACTCGGCTGTCTGGATGGCTGTAAGGCCTGTACGCACCGTTGCAGGGTCAGCCACGCATGTTGTGTTGCCTGTCTGGATTGATCTCTGGCTAGCAGGCCAGCCGACTGTGTTGAGGATCTTGTCGATGCGTGTGCCTGTGTCTTGTCCAGCAGCTTGTCCCGTGACGGTAGTGACATTGGAGTTGAACAGCAGCTTAAATCCATCTGAACAAATGAGATCGACATAGCCGATTTCCTGAGATGTCGGAAAAGTGTAAAGATACTCAGTTATGTAACCCTTAAAAATCGGATAGTTTGTAGATGAGTAATTGGCTGAAATCTGAATAGAGCGTAGAGGCACAAGATTAGGGTAGTAAGGGCTAGATGTATTCTGTGGATTCCAGTCACCATTTTGATCAAGGATTCGCACTGTGGCTGTGCCTGAGAGATACTTGTCTTGAAATAAGTTGCGCTCTTTGCGAGTATCTATCTTAGAGACTTGAGCAGATACATCCACAATGACAGTAGAACCAGAAGCAAACTCAGCAAAGCCTAGACGAGATGAACCCAAGACAAAGGCTTCACCAAATGAGGCTCCACCAGTTAGGTTGATCTTTACAATAGGGGTTGCTGGTAGTGCCATTAGTAAGCCGTACTGTAATTTACTGGAGTACCAGAAGCCTGCTGAGCGTAAAGTCCTTGAGTAATTGCTGCGACTAGATCGCGCTCTGTTGTGACTGATCCTGTGACATTTACTGTGACAGATGGTGAGTCAAAGCTAGTGCGAGAATAGCCCGGCACTCCCTGAGCAGCTAATAGATTCTGAAGTGCTGAAAGGTTAGGCATACCTAAATCTAACTTCTCGCGTACGATTGCTCTTTGTTCTTCAATAGGAGTGTTTGCACCAGAACCGAATCCCGATTGAGATTGAGTCATCTGCTGAAGCTGTTGAACCTGTGGCTTGATGCTGTCAAGCATTGAACGGATAGTTGCTCGTAAAGCTTCTACAAGGGTTGCAAAAGCATTTTCTGCCTCGTTAGCCTTCTTGATCATTCCTGCTAAGGCTGAATTCTGGTCATGAATGGCAACCAAAGATAGAAGGCGCATTTTTGTTTCGTCTTCAGTAGTTTGATTTAAAGCCGCATAAAGTCCAACGCGCTCTAGATCAAACTTCTTTTCTAATTCTTGAAGGGCTAACTGATCGCCTGTAAGCACAATCTTGCGAGTAGTTGCATCGTTATCAATCTTCTTTAACTTGTTGCTTGTCTTAGTCAAAGCAATAGCAGCGCGCTCTTCTTTAAGCTGTGGCGCTCTAGCCATGTGTTCATTAGGGTTGCGGATAGTTGTAGTTTTGCCAGCCTCGCGAAGCAACTCGATGTATGAGCCGAGGATAGGGATCATGCCAACATTCAGATCACCGATGATTGGGATCTCATTAAGTTTGCCACCGAGGGTTCCCACTCCACGAATAACATCTGCAATGTAGGTTGCAGTAAGTTTCATGTTATTGGCTAGATCGGCAGCAGAAGTATTCTCGCCTAATTCAGTAAGGGCATCAATAAGGCCAGTACCGATGATCTCAGAAGCATTAGCTGCGCCTACTGAAAGGATTGCCAACTGGCCTGAGAATGTGTTAGCAGCAGCTGTTGCAGATCCAGCAAAGGTATCTGCTAACTGTGTTGTGATTTCCTCAAAGGATTTAGTCTTTAGATCAGCCTTTGTAAGTCCAACACCTAATCGAGTAAGTGCTGTGTTATTGCCTAGATAGGCGCGACTCAAGGCTGTAGTGACTGCATTGACATCCTTGCCAGTAGAGGCTGAAATGTCTAAGGCAAGGTTTAGGAGTCTCTGGCTTTCAGCAGATGACTTTGTGGCGACCGCGAGCCTCTGATAGGCAGGCCTCAAAAGATCATCGAGGATTCCAAACTCAGTCTCTAGGCGATTGATGTATTGCTCTGTGCTTGCAGCATCGCGAGCTAGTCCAACATTCTTTAAGGCCAGTGCTAATTGAGTCTGTGCCTTCTGGTCATCGGCAGCAGCTCTAACAGATGCCTTTGCGTAGTTGACAACAGCAGCAGTACCGAAAGCCAAGCCAACATTTCTAGCAAGATTTTTTACACCCTTGCTTAGTTTGTCGGTTGCAGTTTCTGCCTGCTTAAATGCCTTTTTGCCAGTAAATTCCGTTGCAATGTCAATTTTTACATCGGCCATGATTACCTCTTTGCCTTAGCAGTCGCATTAAGTTTTGCAGCAGATGCTTCGATTGCTTTAATTACAGCAGCGTTAGTCTTGCCGCCATCTTCTGCCCACGCTCTAAAGATTGCTCGACCCTTCATCTTGCGAGAGGCTCGACCTGCTTGCCCTTGCTCACGCTTATAAGCATCAACGATTCTTCCTGTGTTATTTAATGCATCAATAAACTGTTGTCCTGCATTAGGGTTATTACTCTTAGATTGATCTTTAGATCCTGATCTAATGGTTTTTCCATAGTTAGGATTGCTCTTTACTTTAACTTCCCACTGTGGAGCCTGTTGTCTGCCTTGAGGATTCTTGCGCCCAGCAGTCTCATACATAGAGCCAGCGGCAGATGAGTTAACAATACGAGCTAGAGAGCGAAAGCCTGATCGGTTTGGCTTTGATGGTGTTGTCTTGTAACCAATGCCACGCTTGGCAGCAGTCGATGACCATTGCAAGCGATCCCATGAACCGTTGCTTGGCTTAGCCCAGCCAGATAAAGGTGCAGTCGAAGGAATAAAGCCTCTAGCCTTAGCAGTAATTGGCTTTAATAATGCGCCTAGTTCTTTTTGTGTTTCTTTGGCTAAATCTGGAGCAAACTGTCTTAATGCCTTGCGAAGTTCAACGCCGCCTTTTAATGTTGCTGGCATCTCTGATCTCCTTCGCTTCATCTTCAAGAACTCGGATTAAGTTCCTTAGCATTGCCTCATCTAGCTCTAATAAATGTTGTGGCGCGATCCCGAGTCTGACACTTAATTTAGCAATCAGATAGGTGATCGAGTCGCGCCCTAAACCAAAGGGTCGTCTTCTAATACTTCGACCGAAGTCAAAGTCTCAATAAAGAGTTCTCCAAAAGGTTTAACGGTTTCACCCGACCTTCTAATACATTCCCAAGCAAGCCAATAGATCGAAGTCTGAGACTGATCTTCAATCAGAGATTTATGAAATCCCTTCTTAGCCCAGATCTCAAACCCGTACTGCACCAATGGAGTGATGGTGTATTCACCAACTGATCCATCTGTCCTTGTTACTTTTAGCTTTGCCATCGTTTGCCCCTTTGTTAGTTGTTTAGAATGTACCTGTAGATGCTACTGCAATTGTTGAGTTAGCAGTAAATGTGATTGACTGTGTGCCAATGTCTCCAACAGCACCATTAATGTCTGTTGTGTTATTGACTAGCAAGGATACAGTGTAGAGAGGATTTGTAGCAGATACTGCTGTTCCCTTTTCCTGTAGAAATACTGCTGTTACTGTAGTTCCCCATGCAGCTTGTAGCGTTGCCAATACATTTGCTGAGGCTGTGTCGTTTAGGAAGTCGATTGTTACTGTTGATGACTCTAAGCCCTTTACGAACTTGTGAGATGAGTCACCCATTGCAGTTACTTCTAGTTCATCAAATACGCGGTTGATTGTTACTGCTGTGACATGGTCAGAAAGATCGACAGAGTTGATCTTCACGCCGACCTTGTTATTTAGAAATACAGCCATGAGATTATTCCTCGTCTTTCTTAGTAGTTACTGGCTTTGGTGCTGGTGTGCTTACTTGCCCGATTTTCTTCAGGAAGTCAGCGTTTTCTTGTTCCCACTCGGACATGTTTAGCTCCAACTCGTTAGGATTGATACGGACATCTCGCAGCTGAGTAGGTCACCCGAAGCAGCGTTGAGAATACTAGGTGCGCTTATTGCGCTTACATTATAGGTCAAAGATGATGCGGCAAGCTTTGCAAACACGCCACAGACTGTATCTTCAATCCCGTTTAGGTTGCCTTCATTGTCAAACAAAGGCACAGTCATAATAATCTTAAAGTTAGCCATTGGGCTGATAGTAATGTGCTGGTTATTGCTAGGTGTCAGATAAGGATCATCTGGAGACACGATCACAGAGTTAGCAAGGACTGTTGCCGGTGGAAAGGCAAAAGTCTGCCACTTAGCATTGTCAACTAAGGCAGTTGCTAAAGTGGTTCTAAGTGTTGTGACTGCAACTGGCATTATCCCACCATCGATGTTGGTGCAAGTGCGTGTGCGATCAATCCTCTGACCTTAGCGAGTAGCTGTGCGCTCATTCGGTAAGGTGAGGGCTGGAAGTCAATGGCATTTGAGCCACTCAAAGTGGCGGTGCGTGCTTGCCAGATTTCAACAGCGATCATCAAAGCTGCGTTCTGTACTGCTTGATCTAAAGTCCAGTCCACATAAGTGCGACCAGCAACTTCAGCAAAAGGATTAAAAGGGTGCTTAGGTGTATCAGTTGTGTGTGTTGTTGTTACTGTGATTGAGTATTCACCAACACTTAGAACTGTTTTTGTTCCATTAAATCTGGAACCTGCTTTAGATACAGTTATCTCTTGTCCTACATAGTAAACATTTTCAACTGATTCATCAAAGTACAATGTGCCCACTGTGCCAACATTAGAATGTGACACAGCATAGTTAGTGTTAGTCCAGAGCATAGGCAATAGAACTGCATCGGCAGCATCACAGACAGACTCAAGAACTGCATCTGTGTATAGAGTGCCGACACCAAGCGTAGAGCGAAGCTCTGCGACTGTAGTTAATGCCATGATGATCCTTTCTAAAGACTCTAGGGAGTCAGAGGGCTACTGACCCCCTAGAGCGACTTAGTTACCTATTAAGCTAGGTTGAACTTGCGAACACCCT